GGAAACGGATCATTTGCTTCAGGTCGTGTTCAGCAGATTGCAGGTATGCCTGTGATTATGTCTAACAATGTTCCTCAAAGTAATGTTGGATCTAACCCAAGTGGTTCAAATAACACTTACTCAGGTGACGATAGTAAGACTATTGGTTTGGTCTTCCATAAGTCAGCTGTAGGTACAGTGAAACTACTTGATATGACTACTGAAATATCAGGTAATGATTATCAGGTTATGTATCAAGGTACATTGATGGTTGCTAAGTATGCTCTAGGTCACGGAACACTCCGTCCTGAAGCTGCTGCTACTATCAAGCTTTCTGCTTCATAGTCAAAAACAGAAGGGTACTCATATACTGTGGGTATCCTTCTTCTTTTTTTATCTAATGGCACCCTCTGGAAAAGGTACTTACGG